CCCATTTTCTACCATTCTTGATCCATCCGTGAATATGTATTTTTATACCTGACTTTCTTACCATACCAACGTTTTCATTATCTGCAATTTTGTTTGCCCTTGCTGACATGTTGCTAGCAGATGTAGTCTGCACTGCCAATACTTCATTCTCTCTGATAGCAAGTATATCGCAAAATCCCCACATGTCTTGGCGTATCTTACAAAAGTGATTCCATTTCTCTGTGATAGCAACTAGATAACCTTCTTCTTTTAACTTTTTGATGCTTAACTGCGTTGGACTAGTCGCCAAATTGATCTCCGTTAGGTTTTTCAAAACCTTCTTTAAAACGCTTTTCTACTTCACCTGTGGACTTGTTTAATTCATATTCGTAATGATCTCCACTATTTCCGTTTTGACCAATGACATCCATGCGTGATTTCTTTTTGCCAAATATCTTATCATAATTTTCTTCGTATTCTTTAGAGTTAGGTTTATTCACTAAAGAATCGCCTGTGATTCCATTTGTAGATGCCATTATTTTATTACCTCTTTTTCAAATAACCAACCAATAGTTTTACGATGAGCCTGTTCCCATGCTTCTACTCGTTCATGTTTATCTAACTCTTTGTGATTGTCTATCATATCATGACATTTGTAGCAAAGACTAGCGATGCGGTAGTCATGAGCCTTGATACCTGTTCCTTTGCCATCACGTTGCTGATTAGAGTGAGCAGCACAAACTGTTCCATCTTGTCTTCCGCACATAGCACAAGGAAAATCTCTTACAGCTTCTAATAGTTTTTTATTACGATAGTTCATATAACCTTTGAATAAGTTTAGCAACACCACCAACAAACCACACGATACAAATAATAACTATTGCATCTATGATTGCTTGTTTCATAGTTCCCAACTCCATCCAAGACTAGAAGCCCATCGTTCACAATTCTCTTGGTATTCTGTCATCTCTTTTGTAGTAAGTTTTGTAGTAGACTTCACAAGCTCTACAGGATTACCTGCTATCTCTGTTTGGTATCGTAAGAACTTGTATCCTAACAACTCATGAACAGTGCTAGGGTCTTCACCAATATAATTAGCGATTGACCCATATAGCGACCACAGTCTTTCATTCTGCTCTAAACTTCTCACTGCTTTTTCTTCAGTCACATTCACTCTCCAGCGTTTAGATAAGTCTAGTGACTTAATCTTTTCCAAGAAATTCTCTAGGTTGTACTTCGTTAAAACGAATCGAATCATATTTATCACTCCATCCTTTAGACTTAAACGTCACACCTTCTTTAGACGTGGCTTTATAAATAATATCATCACCAAATAATTCTTTGCATTGTTTTATAAAATCATTTATCGTCATGGTGATTCTTTGTATCGCAATCCTTTTTTATCAAACCAAAAATACCATTTACCCTCTACAGGATAATTTCTTTGCTTTTGTAATAATACAACACAATCAGGTTTTTTCCTAGCTTCATCTTCTGTAATTTTTCCACTCTCAACTTCAATTTCTTTTTCTCTGTTCCTGTACACACAAATTATGTTATCGCACAAATTGCGAATATGGCTCGATCCTAAAATGTGAGTAGCATCTGGAACTTCTTTCTCATCGGACATCTTACGAGTGTGAGCCACAAGAAAAACGTGTGTCTGTGTATCTCTTGTGGTTGTCGCTAAAGTATCTAGAAACAATTTCTGCTTCTCATAATTGTCTTCAGAAATGTCTGACATCTTCATTAGTGAGTCAATCACAAATACATCGCAACCTAAAACATGTTTACCATAATGAATGGTTGCAATCATGTCTTGTGATGTAGTAGATCCTGTCTGATCGTAAATGTATAACTTGTCTTTAGCACGTTCGCAAAACTTTCTGATAAAGTCATCTGTAGGATCAGTAGTTCTTAATGTTTGCTGAATCATTCGTGCAAGTGTAAGCACAGGTCTCATCTCTAGTGATGATATTAAGCATTTAACATCTTGAGTCATCAAAGACAATATGACTTGTGATAACCACATCGACTTCCCATGACCTGACACACCTGTGAGCACTGTTAATTCAGCAGGTCTTATCCTGAAGTCTTCTTCCGTTTTAATGAAACCCAAAGATTTGCCAGAGTGCATTTCATCATTAAAATATTTAATGACATCTTCAGTAAATATATCCGTACTCTTAATTTTAAATTCTGCATGTTGATATTCTCTTTCATAATATTCGTTAATAACTTTCTTATCGATAGTTAATGATTCTATAACCTCACCTAGATTCATTTAGCACCATCCCATATACTCTTCTTTTTTTCTATTTCTGTATCCCATCTTGATTGATTGATGTAAGTTAATGGCATAGGTATGAACATACCATCATTTTCTTTCCATTGTTTAGTTTCTTTCATAAATTTAACATGGCTGATAATTTTCTCACCAATCTTATCAAGCTTCCTTGATTTCCATTTTTTAAGACAAACTTCTTTAGCAACTTTCTTTGGATACAAACTCCAAAATGTATCAAAATGAACTATAGATATTTCTTTTTCTTTTTCTTTTTCTTTTTCTATGCTAGCAATGTGATAGCAGTCACCCTCTAACCACCCTTGTAGTTTAGCTAAAGTCTTGATTACAAAAGATTTATCCTTTCTTAAGGCAAAAGCTATGCCATCTATGTCAGGAAGTTCACCATTCTTTCTGCTAGCAAGACACCAGCACTTTGCTAGCATTGCTTGACACTCGTCTGAAAGACCCATAAAGTCAGGGTCATTCAGTAAATCATCACCATAAACCTTGAACCAAGTCATCTTTTGTTGGAATCTTGGATTCATAGGAGTATAGTGTTGAAACCTCTCCCAATTTTTAATTCTCAAAATAAACACTCCCCATATAAAGCTACCATATCCACAACTTCCTTCTTTTGTGGTATAATATCTAATTTAAATTCTGGTCTATTTTCCATAAACCATTTAGCCTCTCGTCTAGTAGCAAACCGTCTCAAAGGTTCACCAAACTCATCTAGAACGATAAATCTAAACACTTGCATTACGTCTCACAAGGATCTCTTGTATTTGTTCTGCACGTTTAGCAGGAATTGGTTTCTCTGCATTTTTAGCCCACATTTGTACAGCTTGAATAGATATATCTAACGCATAAGCCATCTTACGTCTAGAGTTTCCAAAGTGTGATAAAGCTTCTGTAAATGTCATTACTATCTCCTTTTGTTGAAATGAAATGCGACTATATCACCATAATAAAAACTTGTCAATTATTTATTTTTATATTTTTCTTGACAATAATTTAAATGAGAGTAGAATGGCTAAACATTGAAAGGAGACGTTATGAACTGGGGATGGGATAAAGATAAACATTATACATGGTATAACCAATGGGACTTCAAAACACCTAGAACATATAGGGAACGTTATGGAGTAAATTATAAACGTGATAATGATTACGAAGAAGAAAACTTTACACAAAAAGTATTTATTATGATAGTATGCGTTTTCGTAATTGGATATGGAGTAATACAATGGATGGCTTAAGAAAAGTGTCAGAAATATTGCAAGACATGGTAGCAGAATTTAAAAAGTCTAATGACGAGTGGGAGAAAAAATATGGATCAACAAATGTATCACGACCAAGTAATGATGGAGAAACAAATGATGGAAGTAAACAAATACATAACGGAGGGAAGTAAGATGGGAGTATATGTAAAATTAATGAAAGCAAGATTAGAATTAGCAAAAAGAAAGCTAAACAAATCTGGTCATAATAAATTTGCTGGATATAAATATTTTGAATTAGGTGATTTCTTACCAGAAATTCAACAAATATTTGCAGACTTAAATTTATGTGGCATTGTATCTTTTGGTCAAGAGTTAGCAACATTAACTATTACAGATACGGAAGATAATTCTCAAACACAAATTACTAGCCCTATGTCTACAGCAGCATTAAAAGGTTGCCACGAAGTACAAAATCTAGGTGCTGTACAAACTTATATCCGTAGATATTTATGGGTTGCTGCATTAGAAATTGTTGAACATGACGTGGTAGATGCTAGTGCTGGTGCTGCAACATTTAAGATGAAAGATACTAAAGCAGAGGACTTTATCTAATGGAACAACGTAGCGAAGAATGGTTTAAGGCACGACTAGGCAAAGTAACAGCTAGTCGTGTAGCTGATGTATTAGCAAAGATTAAAACAGGTGAGTCTGCATCTAGACGTAACTATAAAATTCAATTAGTCAGTGAACGTTTGACTGGTGAAAAGCAAGAAACATATATTAATCAAGCAATGCAAGATGGAATTGACAGGGAGTTCTATGCTCGTGAGAGATATGTTCAGCAACATGGTGAAGTGGAAGAAGTAGGATTTATTCAGCATCCTACTTTAGAAGCTGGTGCTAGTCCAGATGGGTTAGTAGGTGATGATGGATTGATTGAGATTAAATGTCCATTAGGTACAACACACACTGAAACTCTAATGACACAGGAAGTACCTAGCAAGTATATACCACAAATACAATGGCAATTACGTTGTACAGGTCGCAAGTGGTGTGACTTTATTAGTTATAATCCAATGTTTCCAGAGAATCTTCAATTATTTGTAAAACGTGTTGAAGCTGATGAACAATATCAATTAATGTTAGAAAAAGAAATAAGTGATTTCTTAATTGAAGTACAAACTGTTATTGACAGACTAAAGGAGATCAAATGAGTTTAACTGTAGAACAAAAAGATAGAATTAAAGCTTGTTGGAGTGGCATAGATGCTTCTCGTTTTATTGAACTAAAAGAAAGGCAACAAAATGTTTATATCAATAAGCTTGATGAAGTAGTAACAAGTATAGTAAAAGAAAGTCCTGATTGCTTTAGAGGATCAGTTGTTCAACGTATTTATTTAAAAGGAAAATATAATGGCACAGTATGATAATACAAATACATTTTCGTTATTTAAAAACGATAAAGGTGATAATCCAAAACGTCCAGACTACACAGGTAATTTAAATGTAGATGGTATTGAATTTAGAATTAGTGGTTGGATTAGAGAAGGTCAGAAAGGTAAGTTTATTTCTGGATCAGTTCAGATTAAAGAAGGTGAAGTTAAGCCTGCTTCTAAAGAAGATGAGGATGTTCCTTTTTAGGAGCATCCCCACCGACAGATTTGACTAAATGTAAATAGGTAGGTATTAGTCGTATATATTATACACTACTTATTCATTACATACATAGTAACTTCAAAGCCAAATCTCATTTCAGTTGCTGATGGTTTTGTCCACATGATGTTTGTCCTTATAAAATACAAGCAATTTGCCTGTAAATAAATTTTCCTTATTTATGCAGGTAAAGTCAAACATAAACTAATTATAATTACCTAATGAAAATACGGAGGCACTATGGAAGAATTTATAGACTTTGATAATAAAAGTGAATTAGCATTTACACCTGAAGGTAAGTTATTGATTTCTATGCTAAATCAAGCAATAGAAGATGCGTTGTATGTATCTCCAAAACATAAAGGAGGCATTACAGAAGGCAGTAGTAGAAGTATGGCAAGTAAAAATAATTTAGCTAATAGAACAAAAGTAGAAGCGATACAGTGGTTATTTGACGACAACGATGTTTATGAGTTATGCTGTGAACTTGCAGGCACGCATAAAGATAAAGTAAGGCAATTCATTATAAATAAGATAGGTGCAAAAATTATTTATCCACTTGTTTACGGATTCTATAGACCAGATGGAAGCTAATACGTTAGACTTATACATGAGTTGTTATGCTCATGCTGCATATCACGAAGCTGGAACACAACAGGAAATTATTGCTGTGTTTAACGTAATACGCAATCGTGTTAAAACAAAAAACTATGGCAATGATCCATGCGAAGTTGTATATGCCAATGGTCAGTTTCAAGGTGTAACAGATGCTAATCATGAAGAAGTAGATCAGAAAAGGTACTTACAAATTAAATATACAGCTATAGATGCTATTTATTTTAACAAGATTAAGAACCCTATAGGTAATAAATTACACTTCTATGATGACAGTATTGCTACTCCGATAGGATGGAAAAATTGTAACATTAAAATAGGAAGGTTGGTGTTTTGTGAATGAAAGTGCTTGGATAATAGAAGAGTTAGATATAAATGGCAATGTGGTGTGGGAGTGTGTTATACGCCAAAGACCAATTAATATGTCTTGGTATAAAGACATTCCTTCAAAAACACATACATTAAAAATTACTCCATTAATTAAAGATGATTCTAGATCAGAGTTACATACAAATATAAAAAGTTTAAAAGAATCAACAAAAAGATTAACGGAGGCTAATGGTGGATTATAACCCACTCACACAAGAACAAATAATTAATGCTTATAGCAAAGTATTTCCTACTAGATATGAACCAATGACTATAGAAAGAATGATACAGTTTGCAAGAATTATAGAACAATTACATGGGATAAAATATGAAGCCTAGTTTATTTATAGCAACACCAATGTACGGAGGTTTGTGTTATGGTACATACTTTGAATCTATGCTTAAACTACAGGCATGGCTTATATCTAAAGACATAGACGCATATTTCTCATTTCTTTATAACGAAAGTCTTATTACTCGTGGTCGCAATACACTTGTAAATGATTTCTTAAAAGGTGATGCAACACATATGATGTTTATAGATGCTGACATTAGTTTTGAGCCAGAACACTTCTTTAAGATGCTTGATGCTAACGTAGATATTATTTGTGG